GGAGTTAACAATACTATTAATGTAAACAGTCAAATTTTGTCCAGAAGGATTGGATCCCTTATGGATAATAATATCTCCATTGTAAGCTACACAGGAATACGCAACTTCAGTTGCAATACCACGCATAATAATTAAATCATCTTCAGTGTATCTCCCACATTTTTCTGCAATCTCAATTAGAACAGCAAAGGCAGCGTTAATAAGTTGTGCAGGCATACGAAGATCATATTTACTATAATCTCCTGCCAAAATACGATCTGCTCCATGTTTCTTCATGTGATTTGCCAATTGATCCCATTCAGGGCCTTGTGCATTCACTCCTACTGCACACTCAGAATCGAGTGGAAATAGTGATAAAATACGAGCAAGGGGTAGAAAATATTTACGAACCAACATTTGAGTGGCCCAATCTGCAGCTTGAAAGACTCTAACCTTATCTTTAGTTAACTTGGTAGGTTCATCCTTGACACATGCTTTGAAAATAGAATAGCAACGCTTACCCGAAAGTAAAATTTTTTCCATCTTTCTCATTTCATCAACAATCATAGGGTGAGCTTTAGCTGGACATTGGAAATCCGGGTAGTCCAACGGATCCAATAATTCAATCATTTCTCGCTTGGGTCCAGACAATGGATAACCTTTGGAAGTTCCTTTTGGCATAGCATCAATAAACCGCTTGCCATCTTTACCACACAAAATTTCCATGTCAGTCATAGGAGCAAGTTCTGATAGAACCCACAATTTAAATTTGTCACACTTGAAAACAGAGATAAGACCATCAACGTAGTCCTTATATGCTGCTTCAATGAGACTACCTTCAATCCCCGCACTAGGATTGGCTGAATGAGCTAGAGATGCTTGCCACATTCTAGTTCTGTGAAACTTAGGAGCACCATGTTGGTTCTCAACTCCTGTAACTTCAGCAACGGTATCTGAGATGGGAGTTTTCCTCACTTTACTCTTAGTATGGGTAACTCTCCTGCCATCTTGTCCCAAGTATTCGACATTACTACCGACTGGTAAATAATTAACAGGTGACTTCTCATGTATATCTTGGGTAACTAAAACTTGTCTTTCATAACGAGTTGTAGGGAAATCTCCATTCACTGTAGATGGAAAAGCACCTTTCCAC